ACGGTGTTTTCAGTAAACGCTGCATCTGTTCCGTCTGGCTGTTTTAATGGCACCCAAATGGCATCATCTATGCTCGCTTCTATTGTAACCGTGCCACCGCCAAAATTTGAGGCTGTGACGAATATATTCTTACTTGATCCATCGTTGCTCTTTGGCGTTCCTACTGTGTCGACTGATACATCATTTAATAAATAAATTTTAGCCATTGGTCACCTTCTCCATTAGTTCTGCCTTTAATGTCTTAATTGTGCGCCTCTTGTCTACATCCACCCCTAAGTTTTCAATCGCCCACGCTTCAAGTTCGTTTTTATCTGTAAACGCTTGGATCGTCGCAATCATTTCATCCGGCGTTGTTTTTTCTGCTTGTTCTGTTTCTGCGTTGTGCGTGGACGTCTCAACTGCTACATACTGCACGTCTTTCGTCTCATATTCAATAGTTACTGTTTTTGTGTTCTGTTTTGGCTCGTCTTGATATGTTGCTACCCCTTGATCTATAACAAACGCTTTCGCCAAACTTTCGCCGACTTCGTACACTTGGCCGTCTTGATACGTAATAAGCTCTCGGTGTGTGTCGTATCCCTTAACTGTTGACTTCATTAAAATTTTTTTCATCTTGCTACCTCGTTAATTTTACATCCCCCCACTTTTTACGGTGGGGGGTATGCCGTTCAATTACTGAACTGGTGCGTATGCTGGGCGGCCTTTTACGGCTGAGACACTAAACGCTAAACCAGAAACAATGGTCCCGGTTCCTGTTGCCACTACTTTGATATATCGCTTGCTACCTTTATAGGCTGTGATATATCGCTGTCCGGCTTCTGCTGGATCGTTTAATACTGCAAAAGTTCCGGTTGTGGTTCCTGTAACGCTGTTTTCTAAGTCTGCGTCAACAACTGCAGTATAAGAGACGTCGTCATCTGATTCTTGTACTGCAAACTCCCAATATAATGACCCGCTAAGCGTGTCGCCACTTGCGCCTACATTGGCAAGTAATGCGACCTCGTTGAATCCTTGCAAATCGATTGCCGCACTTGTTTCTGTTGCGGTGTAGACTGCTGGATCTACTGCTTGTGCAAAATCATTGTTGGAATAGACTGATGTTCTTTGTGCCATGTTATCTCTCCTTTATGATGCTAGCTTTTGAAGTTTGATGGCTTCGCTGTTTACTAGGCCACCACCAACACGTGTCGCAAATTTGTAAACGATGCTTGGGTACGTTGTGTATGGATCACGTAGTACACGGATACCAATACGATCAACGATCGTGTAGCCTCGTCGGAAGTCACCGTATGCGATAGCTAATGCGTCGGCCGCTACTGCGTCCATATCATCTGCAAAATATACTGGTGCGCCTAAAATTGAGAAAGGAACCCCTGCATTTTTATCAAATGCCCGGTTGACTAAGTACTCACCGTCGTTTGTTTTTAATTTAACTACGTCTGAGAAGGTGGAACGCTTCATCATGAATACAGCACCGGATTGATATACTTCCTTCAAGCTGTTTTGTAGGTCTATCACTCCATCGGCTGTAACTGTTCCGCTAGTTCCGCTGTTTACTTGCTGGATTGCGTTTGCTTCGAATGACTCACCGGCCCATGCTGGATATGTTAAGAATCCACGTGGCTGATTTACTCCAGTACCTCGAACAAATGCGGTCGCTTCTTTTCGTGAGAATTCGTCTGCGACTTTTTCGTTCAACATAGCTTCAACGTTTACATAAGCGTCGTCAAGTAGCCGTTGGCTAATAGCTGGCAAGGCTACAAGCTCGTTAACTGGGATGCGTACTTCGCCGATTGTTGGAGTTGCTGTTTCGGTACGTGCTGCAAGCTCTGAGGCCCAATAAGCGCCAACGTCTGAATTGTCGACTGGAATGACATACTCATCGGTGCTGATCGTTACAGTGTTTGCAACTTGGCGTACAGGTGAGGATTCAAAGTATCGAGTTTTTGTTAGGTTGCCCATGGTTGGGAGTACCAAATATCCACCGTTCGGATCTGACCCAATGCTCATTCCTTTTACTTCAATACCTAAATCGACTAAATGTTTAACTAGCGTGTCGCCTTCGTTAGCATTACGGAAAAATGACTCAATGCCTTTTTTTACTTCCTCTGAGCTTTCTTCGTCGTCGCCTTTTGTTACTGCTTTAGCTAGTGACTCGATTTCTTGGACACGTGATTTAGCTTCGGCCGCTTCTTTGTTTGCTTCGTCGATTGACTTAATAATGTCTGCAATCTGCTTTTCTGTTTTTGTTTCAAGCTCTGCAACGCCTGCACCTTTTTCAATCGCTTCTAGTCTTTCGTCATTGCTCTTCTTAAATGACTCAAACGCTTCATTTCCCTTTTCAATAAGGGATTTAATTTCATCTGACATTCTAACCACCTTTTAATGTTTTTATTCTTTGCTCTAACAATTCGCTCAAGCCTTCCAAATCATCCCGATTCTTTTGGCTACTCTGATCGTCTCGATCAAAATAACCGGCTTTATTGCAAATTGATGCTATCGTTATGGATTCTTTATTACTGAATCCGGCGCCCTTTAGAGTGTGTTCAAACTCTCGCACGGTCATTTTTTGGCCTTTTGCGCTTATGATCTGCGCCTCTGGATTCGCTGGCACTGTTACAAAACTGACCTCTATTAGGTCTAAATCTTTAATGACTCTTTTGCCGTCTTCTATTTCATAGTCTTTTAATATGAACCCTACGCTCATATCTTGAATTGCTCCGCCTAAAACTTCGAGCCGTGTATCTTTTCCTAGTTGAGTATCTAGAAACCGGCCACGTATGATCAATCCCTCATCTGTTTTGTATATGTCCGTCATCACGGCAGGCAATCTGTCTAAGTTATGCTGACGAGCTAACTTTGGCATTCTGCCGGACTCTTTCGCTTTTGTGATTGCGTTATCAAATGCACTTTTGGCCATTACGTCGCCTACCCTGTCAACGTTTCCAAATGTGCTCGCTAACGCCTCAAACTCTCCGGTAAAGATTCCATCGCTCTCGATCTGTTTAAATGTTGCTGTAAAGCTTTTATTAATTGTGTCCATACTTCAAGTTTAAAATATAAACACACTAAACGCAATTTAACTATAAATCGGCCTTTATTCGCCTAACTAGTATATTGCCATCATGCCTTATAATGCCCTTTATATTTTCACGGCTAATACCTTTTGCACTTTTAAATAACATTTCAAGCCAGTCTTCGTATGCCATAGGCTGAGTTGAATTAGTTAGGCCAACAAATAAGAGCGGATCTGTTGATACAACCACAACGTGCTCACCGCTTGCACTGCCTCCCCTGTTCGTTTCAAAATAGTCTGGATCGCTTTGTATGTATGTCCAATCCCCTACCTCCAAATCTTTAAACCATTTTAACTGCTTCATTTCTAAAACGTGGGCCAAGTCTCTTGGTACTGATTTAAAATTAAAGCATGAATTAACGCGTAAACCTTCCGGGAATAATGAATTAAACTTTTCTTGCCCTACCTTCTCCAGCAATAGCCGATAAACTATAGATAAGGCGGTCCGCTCACAATCCATTACTGTCTCTTTTTTAAATAAATCAAGCACGGCCTCTGTTGGAGTTGATATGCTTTTCATGCCTATCCCGTAACTGCTCCATTTTTGGCTCAATGTCTCGAACCGATACATTTTGCGAGGATAGTGCCAGTTTTCTTTAACTTGACTAATTATCTCGCCGATCGTCTCTTTCCCTACTATTGGCCGTTTTTCCTCTTTTGCTGGATGTCTTGGTGTAAGGGCTTTGCTTTTCCCTGTAACCATTAATTTTAGGCCTGCGCCTGTTAATATAGAATTCCCTGTGTTCATGTTTTTCCCTAACCTTTTCTGAATTTCCTTAAGTGTTGGTGAAGCAAGCCAGAAGGGGCATATTTTAGACATTCAATTTTCCAAAGTAATCGACAATTTAACGCTTCACCAACGTGTTAAGGATGATACGGTTTGTCGATTGACCGTACTAAAATAATTATACCAAAAACTAGTTATATGTAAAGGGTTTATTTTGTACTTCTCATATGGTGTAGGTCATAACACATCGGCAATTGATAACGTTACCAGCTGAGCCGTTAATATAGTCGCCGGGGAAGTCTAAGGCTTCGCCACCTACTAGAAACTGTTCGCCTATCTTTACAGTTTGTCCGCTGGCTTTTGCGTGCGCTTCTCTTGTCCTGTTGTCTAGTACAGCGTGCCATTTCTTTTTTAGTAGTAGTCCGTATGCCGTACCGATTGCACCGATTGCTATGATATCTGATTTATTGCTGGCGTCGTGGCTTTCTGTCTCTGATATTAAATCTGCTCTC